TTACATCAATAGAGCCTAGCAACAAAAAGAAATCTACAAAAGTTTGGCGACAAAGGGATAAATCGGTAAAACAAAATTCAATGTTAAGAGGAAAAGCGTTGCTTGAATACAGGTTAAAGCTTGAAAGTATTTTGGAAGAAGACTTATGAAATTAAGAGATTATCAGCAGAGGTCCATTGATCTGCTTTACGATTGGCTAAGAAATAATCAGGGCAACCCGTGCTTGGTCCTGCCAACCGGCAGTGGCAAGAGTCACATCGTAGCAGAGCTTTGCAAAGATGCGCTGACCCAGTGGCCAGACACTAGAGTCCTAATGCTGACTCATGTCAAAGAATTAATACAACAGAACGCCGGTAAGATGCGTGAGCATTGGAAGGGTGCCCCCATGGGCATCTACAGTGCTGGGCTGCGTCAAAAGAATCTATCTGAGCCAATTACTTTTGCTGGCATTCAGTCAATTCGTAAACGTGCGCCAGACATTGGGCACGTGGATTTAATAATAGTCGATGAATGCCACTTGATCTCTCATAAAGAAGAAGGCGGCTACCGAGATTTGATCAAACAACTGTTTGATATTAATCCTCACTTGAGAGTCATTGGGTTAACGGCCACGCCATTTAGACTTGGCCATGGTTATATAGACGAGGATGGTGCCCTGTTTGATGACCGCATCGAGCCAGTCACGATTGAAGAGTTAATTCATAAAGGTCACTTATGCACACTTAGAAGCAAAAGAACTGTGGCTAAGCTTAATGTTGATGGCGTTCACAAACGTGGCGGTGAATACATTGAGTCTGAATTGCAAGCAGCTGTAAATAATTATGAGACTAACTCACAAGTTGTTGACGAGGTCATTGGTAAGGGCAGCGATTACAGGCATTGGTTATTTTTCTGCACAGGCATTTCTCACGCTGAAAATATTGCAGAAGATTTGAATGATATGGGAATAACCGCAGCTTGTGTGACAGGTAAAACACCAGCAAAGGAAAGGGCTGAGATCATTAAAAGATTTAAAGCTGGCGAGATCCGAGCGCTGACTAACGCCAACGTGTTGACTACTGGCTTTGACTTTCCTGACATTGATCTAATTGTAATGCTTCGGCCTACAATGTCTCCCGCTCTTTACATGCAAATGGCTGGTCGAGGTCTTAGGCCAAAGAGCCACTCTGATCATTGCTTAGTGTTAGATTTTGCTGGAAATGTTGAGACTCATGGTCCAATTGTAAGAGTTAGGCCACCTCAAAAGTCAGGCGGTGGTGGTGAGGCTCCTATAAAGGTATGCGATCAATGTCATGAGATTGTTCACATCTCTGTGATGACTTGCCCAGAGTGCGGCTATAAGTTCCCAGAGAGCGACAATAAAGCGCTTATGCATCTTCGTGATGACTGCATCATGGGCAGTGACAGTGAGCTGAAGATGTCTGTGGCTAGTTGGGAATGGAGCGAGTACACGAGCCGAGCGGGTAATGACATGTTGAAGGCTACTTATTACGGGCCATCTTTAAGTGATAAGCCAATAAGTGAATACTTCTGTGTGCTTCACAGCGGATACGCTGGACAAAAGGCTCTAGGGCAAATTAATACGATTGCTCATGCAAGTGGGTGCCATGCAGAGTTAGTTGCTGCAAACGGCTTATATCAAGCCTCAGTGGCGTTTAATCAAGCAACTCCACCAGTCGAGATTGATTACGAAAAGAACGGAAGGTATTTCAACATTATAAGGAGAAATTATGCGACATCCGCAGCCTAAAATAGTTAAGGATTATTATGCCGAGGTTAACGCTCTGCTTGATATTAAAGAACCTAAATGCTGTCACACTTGTGACGATTACATGGAGAATGGATTATGTTACCAGTACCAAATAGAACCGCCAGAAGATTTCGCAAAAGAGCTAAACCAGTGCGAGGAGTGGTTACCGATAATTCCGTTTTAAAAGTACCTACCGAGCATCAGGAGCAAGTGTTATTTGTTCAATGGTTCAGGCGAACTTATCCAGACGTTAGGATATTTGCTATTCCTAATGGCGAGGCTCGGTCTCAGAGTGCAGGAGCAAGGTTAAAGGCCGAAGGCGTTTCTGCAGGTGTTCCCGATCTTTTTATTCCAGCATGGAACACGTGGATAGAGATGAAAAGGTCAGATGGAGGACGAATTAGTCCAAAGCAGAAAGATTGGTGGGACTACCTTTCTGGCATAGATCATCAAGTGTTTGTTTGTGCTGGTGCAGATATTGCAAAAGAAGTTGCAAAAAAGGTATACAAGCTTACCTTATAATGTGTATAATGTGTTGTAGGTTAAATAAATCAACAGAACGGAGCAACACATGACTATTAGAATACCACTTACTGAAGAGCAGAAAATTGAGAGAACCCTTGCTAGGGTTGCTAAGCTTAATGCTAAGTTTGATACTGCAAAATTAGATATGCCAGAAGGATTTTCTGTTGGATATATTGGTAATTGTTCAACTGATGTAAACAACAATATTATTTTTGATGATAGGTCATGGCATATTATTCGTGAATCTGATTTTGTCAAAACTCATAAAGATTGCATTGGTGGGTACTCAACTGAGGAGCGTTACAAACTTCTTAAATCAATTCACGCAATTAAATTTGCTCTTAACTTAGTTTAAATTAACTTGATCGGGGCGAAAGCCCCACGGAGAATATTATGTCTAAAGCAACTCATAGCGGAATTTGTCAGGTTTGTGGACGCACCCATGCTGTTAACAACAAGACTATGGATTTAGCCAAGCATGGTTACACAGTACAATTTAATTATTTTCGCGGCACTTGTAAAGGTAGCGATAACTCACCACTTGAAATATCTAAAGTTTTGACTTTAGAAACTATTAAAGATTGTTTGACGCAAGCCGAGCGTTTTAATGCAGTTACTCCAGACCAAATTAAATTAATTAAAGTTATCGTAAAGGTTAGGTGTGATGAAAGCGGTTGGTATGCTGGAGCATGGGAGAAAAAAGAAGTGATGATGAACGCTACTGAGTGGGAAGCGCATCGATTATCACTTAATTTAGGCTATCTTGGTAATTCACGCACTTTTGAAGATGCTCAAGAACGTGCAGTAAGCGCATTAAAAAGAGAAGCTGCATTTTTAATAGACCATGCAGGAATGCTGGAGTTTAGAATTGAGACTCATCATGGGCAACCACTTCAAAGAAGAGAGTCAGACATTGAGCGCATTAAAGAAACTTTTGACAGTATGCCAGCAGCTTACGCTAGGGCAGAAGAGTTAAAGTTAGAAGGCTGGAAGGCTAGAGTAGGCCGCAGAAATTACGACAGTCACACTACTTTAACTGCAACTCGATAACCAACCAAACGGGGCCACGGCCCCACGGAGAATCTTATGAATGAAGAACTAGAAGCATACCAGATCGTTAGCTACTGCGGTGATTGCTTGATAGCTCAAAAGTCTTACAACTGCGGAAGCTGCGGTGACAGCAATAAAATGAAAGACATTGAATTAACAGAAGCACAATTTGAATCGTGGTTGAGTATTGGAAGATACAACCTTAACGATCTTGACCAATGTATTGTGGACGATCATCTGGGTATGCAATGCTCAGTTGGGCACACTTTCCATTCCTGATGACTTTGGCTAGGGCCAAGGCAAAGCAATAAAATAATAACAGGGGCCACGGCCCCACGGAGAATCTTATGGGAATTTACATCTACACACTGATCGGTAATCGAGACATCGAAGGCACTAAAGTTTTTAAAGCTAACTTTTCTCAGCGCCTTAGCAATGTTGGAATGAATAGCAGCGGCACAATGAGCAGAGAAGATAGTATTATAGATAAGCAGACTGATCGATTCGATACAGCGCCTTTATTTGTATTCGATTTCAAGCACCTTGAGATGGTCTATAAGAAAGTAAATTGCGATGGATACTTTTACGACTGTGATCATTTCGGAGAACATTACGGCTGGTTGATGAAAGTTGGCAGGGCATATAAGGTAATTACTATTGCTCAGTTGGATGATCATGTCGAAAGTATCTCAGCGTTCAATGACTTTGCTGACTTAATCAAAGCTACAGGGTCGCAATACAGGCCAACGATTAGAGCAAGAGACAGCCGTATGAATGTGGTACTAGCCGACATATTCGATAACCACTATAACGAGAGTGGCCCTTGGATAGATCCAGAAACACACGAAATAAACGATTTATGTAGAGGTTGGGATAAACAAACTAACTCAGCTTGGAAAGCACAGACCCAAGCCTACAGAGGCTAATCATTAATAACGGGGCTACGGCCCCACTGGAGAAAGACTATGAGACTTTACGTTAGCAAGAACAACGAATGGACCGGTACGCAATTAGACGCTAAAGCAACAGGTGCTTATGAGCAAGTTGAGGTTCCAACGGATAAGGTTGGCCTGATGGCATTTTTAAACGATTTAACTGTTACGGCTCCTGATGATAACCTTGTACTTCTTCCTTGGAAGCAAGAGAGGGACGCAAAGGTAAATTTTGAATCTCGCCAGACTGATGACCAGATAGCAGCTGTAGGTTTAGCTATTCACAACAAGAATCAACCACCAGCAAACACGTTGGTTGATAAATGCTCACTGGTTGAGCTGAAGGAATTGTCTACCACGCTTCAGCAATTGTTGTTCAAAGCATGGTCAGAGATGGAACAGAAGCAAGATTAATTAATAGGGGCTTCGGCCTCTTCTTTATTCCTGTAAATTAATTTGCATATAATGTTGACTGTATTACCTTTAAAGGTTTATAATGCGCTGTAGGTTAAATAACTAGAAAGGAAAAAGACATGAGCAATATCGATTTTGACACTTTATTCAGTGACTTAGAAGATGACTTCGATGCCGTCCCTACAACTGAGTCTACAGGGTTCTATGCGAAAACAGAGCAGTTTCCTTGCCAAGCTTGTGCGGGAACAGGCAAGTACACCGGCGTTCGGGTACATCAGTATCGTACTGACTGCTTCGCCTGTCGCGGTAAAGGTTACTTCCTGACTAGCGCAGCAGATCGTGCTAAGGCATCTAAGCAACGCCACAACCGGAAGGCTGTCAAGCTTGAAGCTACTATCCGTGAAGGCGTAGCTCAAATTGTCGAGGCCATTGGTCCTGAAGGTTTTGCTTGGCTCACTAGCGCAACGTGGTCATCTTTCTATCAGGATCTTCTTGGCAAGGCTAAGAAGTACGGCGCTTTGTCAGAAAAGCAGCTTGCTTGCATAGTCAATGGCTACGCCAAGCAGCAGGAGCGTAACACTGCCCGTGCTGCGGTAGAAGCTAATACACCTGCGCTTGATCTTGCTAAGATCAACGCTCTGTTCGACACTGCGCTCAATAACGGCTTAGCCAAGCCTAAGCTTGTGTTTGGCGCTATCAAGCTCTCCCTTGCTCCTGCAAGTGGCAAGAATGGCGGCTGTCTCTATGTAAAAGACGAAGGCGACTACGCAGGCAAGATCACATCTGAAGGCAAGTTCTTTGGTCTGCGTGAGTCACGCAAGGAAATTCTTGCCGAGCTGCAAGTCATTGCCGAAGACCCCAAGGCAGCGGCAGTTCAGCACGGACAAGCCACAGGCAACTGTGCTTGCTGCAACCGATTGCTTACTAACGCTGAGTCAATCAAGATAGGTGTAGGCCCAATCTGCTTAGAGAACTGGGGACTTTAATTAATCAATAAGGGCTGCGGCCCTTTGGAGAATATTATGAGCTTTTATCAAAATTCAAATAATCCAGCAAACGATGTTTACGATTACGAGTCAGAGATAATCGAAACACGTGATAAAATGTTTTGGGATCTTCAGACGACTGGCAGCACATTCGTTAATAATAAAGAGGTCACCATATTTGACCTTCTTGAAAATATTGAAGAACAAGACAAAGACGAAATAATTTCAATGCTTATTCGCAGGGAAAGTAAGCCTTTAGCTGATCAATCTTCAATAGCTAGGTCACAAGCTATGGACTTGTTGATGACAGAGTTTTTATCAGAGTATGATGATGAGGCTATCATTGCTCATTACATTGATGAAAAAACATCTTATTAATAAAATTGGAGAAGTAAAATGGAAACATTAAATTTTGTAAGAATGGCAACTGAAGCAAAAGATACTCATAGTGGATTTCTTTACATCCATAATTGGGCAACAGGTTGGCAAGAGTTAATATTTTCGTCTAAAGAAGCTGCTGAGTCTTGGATAACCATTGTAAATAACAAATAATAATAGGGGCTAAAGCCCCTTGGAGCTTTACATGCAAGACTTAAAAAACATGAAAGTTGTTGATGATAAAATAAAATTTGATAAGATAATGACATTGTCATTTTCTATTATTGGATCGTTTGTTGGCGCTTTTTGCGTCATTTTTTTTACAATAAAACTTTTTGGATAAAATTTATGTATATTATTATTGATTTGGATAACATCATTTCTGATGACAGTTGGCGCATTGACACGATTGATTGGACAAAAGAAGACGAGTTGGCTCGCTACAATCACTATAACTTACTGTCTGGCTTTGATGTAGCTGGCAACGAATGGCTCTTTCAGAACAATGATCACGAAGTTGTTGTGCTTAGTTCTAGGCCAGAGTTTTACGCTCCGATCACTGTTCAGTGGCTTAAGAGTATCGACATTGATCCGATATTTTTAATCATGCGTGAGAACGGAGATAACTCTACTCCGTCTCAATTAAAGAAGAAACAATTGCAGTCTTTTTACAATGTGATGCGAGCAAAGGCAGAAGATGTGATTGGTGCTTATGATTCAGATCCTGAGACTGTCGAAATGTACGCCAGTAGCGGCTTAAACGCTCACCTGTTGTACATACACGGAAGAAGCAATAAAGCGTTCGACCTACCTCTACATGAGTGCAGGAGATAAATATGACTTACAAGGAAAGAATTACAGCCACTTTTAACAAAGCATTAGCCAATAAGCTACGCAAAGAGTCAAAAAAAGCTCACAAAGAGCAAACTGTTTTTCAAGCCACTAACGCAGATCTTGTAAGAAAGAGGCGTTACGCTGAAGATATGGCCCTTGCAAAAGAATTAGGTGTAACAATACAGGAGTTAACCGAATGAGTGCAAAAGATAAGCCCGTTTCTAAACCGATGTCTAAACAGTTTGAAGAAAACTATGATCGTATTTTTAAAAGATCACCGCCAATTCCAAATCAAAAAGTTAGGCAAAAAGACCGAGTTGATTTAGGTCTGTCACCTAGTTGCATTGTGGTAAACATTAACTCGGAGGACTTAAAATGATTACTGAAGCTTTATTTTGTCTTGCCTTAACTGTCTACCACGAAGCTAGGTCTCAGCCTTTGATAGAGCAACTGGCTGTTGCCCAAGTGGTGCTAAATCGAGTGAACTCGCCTCACTTCCCGAACACTGTATGCGCCGTTGTTCATGAGAATAGATTTCCTAATGAACTTCACAAGTGTCAATTTAGCTTTATGTGTGACGGCCTTTTGGAAACTTACCCTGATACTGACGCTTGGATTCAGTCTAATCAGATAGCAAGCCTTGTGCTCAGTCCAGCGCTGCCTGATCTAGTCGAAAAGGCCACACACTACCACGCTGATTATGTGAATCCTTACTGGTCGAAATCACTTGATTTAATCGCCACTATTGGGAGTCACAAATTTTATCGGTAATCTCCAGATCTAATCATGTCTGTAACGATGATAGATCGGCCTCCGACTTGATTTGCCCAGTTGCTGTCCAGAAATTCTATTGCGGCAATGTCGTAATCACCATTTGCCATTGCTGCTAAACTTTTCTTGAATAGCTTTAGGCGAGGTAGGCCCATATTGAAACACATATCAATCATTGCATCTTTGCGAACTTCATCCAGTTCGGAGTACCAAGAGAACGCTCGTATTAATTCTGCACTGACTCTTTTTACATCGTTGGACAAAAGGTAATCTATCTCGTCACTAGATAAGCCAATTCCACCAGAAGGATCAATATTCCTGCCCACGCCAATGGTAGTTTTATCCGCTGTACACTTGTAAGCGTGAGTTTCTACACCTTCATGCACCCTAAGCATTTCAATGATCATGCTCATTTAAAACTTCCACCTTCAATGAACCACCATGCTGCCGCAACTCCAGCACCTAACACCCAAAGAATTTTCTTGGTGATGGATTTACCCACTGCTAAATAGAAACGATCATAGGCTTTATTAGCTGCGAGTTCGGCTATAGTTTCCATTTCTTCTTTAGTTAATTTACGAGCTGCCATGTTTAGTTCCTTAAATATAGGGCCACGCCAAATAGCGCAGCTACGATAACTAATAATATACCCATAACTTTACTCATTAAAGCTATGTTTTCTTCTAAATCTTTTTGGCGCTGGTACTTAGCTTTTGCTTTTGCTTTTACAGCGTCTTTTCTGTTTCTAGCCGCCTGTGCTTGAAATGCTTGCCAATCATTCCACATTCCAGCCCTTCCACAATATATCATAAATTGCTTTAGTTCTGCTTCCTGGGCGCGTATTTTTTCTAACGCTAAAAACTCTTCTAACTCGTTTTTTGGGCCAGACGATGATTCAACTCGTTTTGCTAAGGCTGACTTGTTATCAAAATAATTGATAACGGATTGCGAGCAGTCCATCAACTCTCGCCCGGACCCCACGAATTTTTTTATGGTGGAGTAAGCTAGGTTACATGCGGCAAGCTCTGCTAACACCTAGCTACCCAGTGCATAGTTGATATTGGCCTCTGTTGATAAGCCTCTATGCCTATGATGTTCATAACGCTGTACCTCTCATCAACTTCCCTGATTGAGACTTGCGGCTCAATGACCATTGACTGCCCCAGTGGAACAAGAACAGGCGACATGTGAACAGGATATAACGAAACTGGGCTAGACCACACTCAATTATCTAGCCGCTGATCTTGATGTGCTTGGCGTTTCTTTAGGATCTTCAGCCAATAAGTTTGCGGTTCCTGAAACTGCAAGAACTTCCCTTTTGTTAAGGTTTTTAACTTTAGGAACATTCTTTGCTTGAAATTTCTGCAAAGCCTCAACTACAGATGAAACATCTTCTGGGCTAGAAGACATAAGCTTCTTTGCCATATTTTCTTGAACCGCTCCAGGTAGTTTTGCAGACCTTAGTGCGTTGGTTACAAGCCTAAGAAGCATTGAAGTTGGGCTGACTGTTGTCTCTAGACCTGCAGCCAGAGCATCTCCAATACCTTCGCCAGATTCCATTTGAGCAACGCCAGCTTGCCTGCTTTTCGTTGGAGATCCACCAAGGATTTTATTTGATTGCTTGTATAGCTGACTTTCTCTGCGAAGGGCAGCTTCTAGCAAATCAAATCCTTCTTGCCCAACATCTGGAAACAGCATTTTAAGCTTTGCTGCATCATCTGGTGCATTAATTACATTAAGTGCATAGTTAGAGTTTCCTCTAGGCTTGGTGATT